CCACGGTGCCCGATGTGGCGATCCCGGTGATGACGCTATCCGCGGTACCATCATTATCTCGGAACGGCGCGTTGCTCCAAGTGTTGCAGAAGAGCGATTCCAGCCAATCGGAGAACGGCGATCCGTGTGGCGGCCACGACAACTCGCCGTTGACCGGACCATCGTTCATCTCGTCGACCTTCACCGGATCCGCATTCATGCGGTCATCGCGGATCTCCTCTGGCGTGACAAACGACGGCGCGAAGCGAAGCGTCTCTCCGGTCATACGCGCCTTGCGCATACGTGGGGTACCAGGCGTGGTGCCGAGAGTGAGCTCGCGCACGTGGGTCAAGCGAACGCGGTTTGCGTCACTCATGATGCTTCTCCATGGCAGATGGCGCCGCGGTCAGGCGGGGCATAGCAAGGTTGAGGGGAAGGTTGCTGGTGCTACTCGGTAGGCTTGTCGTCGACCGGCTTATCGTCGGTCTTGGTTTTCGCCGGAGGCGCGGTCGGGGGCCTCGCGACAGGCGGGCTCGCCAGGTAACCGGCATCGACTAGGCTTTCGACGGTATGCGGGGAGAGATCGGCGCCGTCCGGGATCTCGTCGCCGGTCTTGAAGCGCTGCAGGGAGGTATTGAACGCCTTGTTGACGGTGATGGTCATTGGTCTCGTCTCCATGAAATCGAAGCTGTCATCGCCCAATAGTTTGCGAATTCCCGACCTGGCCTGCCTTCGCCTACGGATGCCTCGAGGAAGGTGACGTCGCCAATCTCGAAGCCGCGGAAGAGGTCGATAAGGGCATCACAGGAGGCGCGGCCGTCACGGCTGCCGGTGCCGACCGGCACCATGACGTGCATGTCGAACGTGCCGTGCTCGCGCCAGAGATTGTCGTCGCGGTCGCCGCCACCGATCGAGGCCTGATCGAAGCCGCCGGGGATGCCCCAGATCTCGACGTAAACGAATTTGGTCGGCTCGTTGGGGAGATCGTATGGGTCGTTTTCGAAGACGAGCGGTGTTGTGGTCCAACTCGAGGTGAGGCGCTGCGAGATGATGTCGAATGCGATCACGGATGACATCTAGGCCGCCAGTGCGTTGATGATGAGGGCCGGGTAGGTAATCGGCTGGCCGGGCTCCTGGTCCTTGCGACGCGGGATACTCTGGCCGGCGAACTTGGCCGGATTGGCAATTCTGGCGTTCCGTCGCGCCGCATAGGCACCCTTGAGAATGTACGGGATCGACGGATGGACACCGGCCGCGATGGTGAGAAACCGGATCTCGACGCGGTAGGAGTTGCCGAAGCGGCGTCCGAGCGCCAACCGGGCTGCGGCGAACACCCTCTCGCGGGCCTCGATCCTTCGGATATAAGGCTGGGCGTTGGTGACGATCACCTCGGCGTTGCCGGGGAGGCCGCTGTAGTCGGTGATGATCCCGCCATTGCTGATCGCAATGAACGATCTCGCATACCTCCCGGTCTTCCGCGGTGAGCGCTTCTCGAGCTCCGCGAAAGCGGCGCTGATGACGTCCTCCCACCAGTTGAAGGCGTAAAGGATGACACCGGGTACCTGGACGCTTTCCTCCGGCGCGCCTTCGCGACCATTGACGAAACGATCGTAGTTTGCGGAGCCCTCGCCAGCGGCGATTGCCGCGGCGAGCTGAGCGCGCGCGAAGGTGGATAGCCTCTTGTTGATCTCGGCCGGACGCATTCCGGCGGTGGCGAGCCTGAGATCGCGCTCAAAGGTTTCGAACGGCATCAGCCCGCCACGGTCAGATTGAGACGCACCAGGACGTCCTGCACGTAGATCGGCCCGGGAAACTCAATGTTACGCACCTTGCCGTTGGTGACGATCTTGTCGCCCTTCTTCACCGGCAACGGGAACTGCCTCGCTGCGATGACAGTCGGACTGATGATCACGCGTGACGCAGTTTGATCGAGGGTGCCGATAAGCTCCTCTGGGCGCAACGGGCGGATCGAGGCGGGCACGTCTTCGATATCGAATGGGATCTGCAGGCCGCCGGGTCCCAGCGCGAGGCGCCGAAGCGTCACCGTCTGTCCTGCGTCGCTGAGCGCGGCGTCGAGATCCGCGATCAGTTCCTGAGGGGTCACCGAGCCACCAGCCTAGCAGAAAGCAGGGTCTGGCCGGCGTAGGTGCCCGTCGACACTACCTTCAGGCGCATGCGGTCGGTGATCAGCCCGTCGACGGCGGTATCATCGGCCAGCGCGCCATCAGACGGCGCGACCGCGGTCGTCTTCGGCGTCAACGCCGACAGGTTCACCAGCTCGACCTCGCTCGCGGTGCCGAAGACGACACAGGCGACGTCATACCAAGTGGTTTCCTGGTCGGCGGAGCATTGTAGATAGGCCCTCACGTTGGTGCCGCCGGAGCCGTAGGCGAGGCGCAGCTGCAGGAGGGCGGCGAGCATGCCGTCAAGACCGCTGACAACCGATCCGATTTGCGTGCCGGCAGCCGTGATCGTGAAGTCGCCGAGGCTGAAGACGCCTGGAGTATCCATAGGTCTCTATCCGTGTGATGCGTTGCTGAAGCGGGCGAGCTTGCCGACGACGACGTCAGGAACCGCGCCTTCGCTGCTCTGCCCTGGCACGCTCCCCACCCAGAACTGCCGCTCGACCTCGCGGACGTCCGGGATGTTGATCCGCTCCATCTTGACGAGTGGGTCGCGGCTCTTCTCGATCCAGGAGGCGCGAAAGTACTCGGTTGCCGCTCCCTTTAGGTCTTCCGGGACGGTCTCAAAACCGGCAGCAAACTCAATGACGACCTTCCTGGCGGACCACCAGGCCGGATAGTCGTTGCAAAGCTTGCTAAGTTCGCCCGTTTCAGGATCGACAATAAAATCGGTGTCAAGCAGCGTGACGCCATCCTCGACGATGCTGCTGATGACGATGTCGTGGCGGCGCGCCAAGACGAGGACTTCGCCGCAGGCTTGGTAGATGGTCTGGACGAGGCTTTCCCGCCGCAGCGTCGGCGGGTAGCCGGGAGCGACGGCGATATCGCATTCCGTCATGATCGTGGCAGCGACAAACTTCTCCATGGCCCGCAGTTGTGTGTCCGAACCCGTGCCGGTGATGCCGGCAGCGGTGCGCATTTCCTCGATCGAGAGCAAGGTGAGATCCGCGGCTGGCGACGACACCGTCAGGAGTGAGCGCATGCGATGACCTCGTCGACGTCGGCGAATTCGAATTCATTCACCGCGGACCCCGGTGTGCAGTTCCATATCTTCACGCCGACGCGCAGTGCTGCCGCATTCCAGCCGGCGAAGGCTGGCACGTAGTCGCTGGCGTAGACGCCGAGATCGCGCGGGCCATTGTATTCGGCATGATGATGCTCGCGGCCGTCGACGGTACGCATATCGAAGCCGACGAGACCGAGATGCTCGGGGCGATGACCAACTCCGATTGAAATCGCGGTGTGGCCGCTGGTGCGTCCCTGCGCCACCGCGGAGCCGGCTGGCGGGAAGTCGAGCAGGGGCAACGATGGATCGCCTTGGGCGGCGAGCAGCTTAACGCGGTCGCCGAGATCGCGCTTCGCCGCCTTCGAGAGCGTCACGATCTCGCCGTTCCAGGCCTCGACGGCATCCCAGTACTGCTCGTAGAAGCTTCCGTCGGTGAAGAACCAGATCGGCGCCCATGGCGCCAGCCGGAATGACGCGTTGACCACGATGGCGTTCTGACCACGGAGCTTGTCGCAGACCTCCCGGGTGAGGGTAGGGCCCGACGCGATCACGAATGCGATGGCACCGCACCATGATGGTCCCGGCGCCCAGCGGTCTAGGTCCAATGTTCCCAAACCCAATCGAGGTGACCGAGCTCATGCGGCTTGTCGGCACCGTGGAAATAGATGATCCGAGCATCGACCGGCGGGACGTCAAGCCCGCGATTCCTGATGCCGCCCTTCCAACTCAGCACCTGGCCTGGGAAGAGATCATCGATGAAAACATGTGGTTGCGCCCGCATATGCTCCATGTCGTCACGGCCGGTGTAACCCAGCCAGATGCTTTCGACGCCGGCCGGAACCAGGACGACACCGGTGCAGGCGCGCTCCCGGGAGAAGGGATCGCGCGGCAACGCGAGTGCGCCGCCCCCCAGCACATATTCGGCCAAGGCATCGCAATTGCCGACGATGACGGTGTCGAGCCCAACCAGGATCATCGGTTCGCCAAGCCGATACGGCTCGATCAGGCAGCGATAATCCGGTGGCGAGATCGTAAGCTGCTCCTGAATGATCTGTTCGCCGAACTGGCGAGGCCGCTCCGTGAAGCAGACGAATTGAAACGGCACCGTGAGATTGCGCCTGAAGCCCCGATAAAGCTTGTCGACCCACTCCTCCGAGTAGCAGCGGCTGAAGTCGAAGGAGGCCGCGTTGGCGTCCCAGAATACCGTTGCCACTGTGAGCATTAGATCGATCTCGCCCAGCGCATACGCTTCTCGCGCCAGTTCTTCGGTACCTGGCTCGTATAGCCATTTTCGGCGCGCCACACCGTGCCGGGCGGGAGGCTGCGCGTGACGCGCGACCCCGCGGCGACGACGGCGCCGGCGCCGATCGTTATTCCGGGCAGGAGCGTCGAGTTCGCGCCGATTACGGCGCCGTCATCGATCACCACTGCGAAATGGACACCATCGGTAAGCTTCTCGGTGTCGACGCCCGTCATCTCGACGAACGGCCAACAGTCATTCGCCAGCACGACGTTTGGACCGAGGAAGCAGTCGTTCCCGATCTTGAAGCCGGGCCCCATCGTGACGCCGCTGGCCACCTTGCATCGGTCCCCGATGACGGGACCGTCGAGCATCGCGAACGGCCAGATCACGCAATCAGCGCCGATCGTGGTGCCGCGCGTCACGCTGGCGAACTGGAACACTTTCGTGCCGGCGCCGAGGCTTACCGTCTCGGCGTCGACGTGAGCCTTCGGATGGACGAAGGCAGAGGGATCGATCACTGCTGCTGAACGGCGGCGCGGCGCGCGATCTCAGCCTCGATGGCAGCGACGGCTTCAGCTTTGTTTTTTGTCGGCGCATCGGCCACAGAATCGGCCAGCGTGCGCAGATCGGCCGCAGGCAGGTCCGCCCAGCCTTCGGGGATGTTGATGGTGCCGCGATCGATGGTGTCGGCCTGGCCATCACCGCCTTCGCTGGGGTCCTTGCCGCCTTCGTCTGTCTTGTTGTCCTTGACGTCACCGCCGGCATCAGCAGGGGCATCCTGCTTTTTGCCGCCGCCGACTTCAACGGCCCAGCCGCGGTCGATGTACTTGGCGGCGTAGCCTTCTTCGACCTGGCCGTTGAAATCGTAGATCTTGCCGACCTGATATTCGGGGCGGCCAAGCGCCCTCTGGATGAACCGGAGTTTCATGGTGTCGGAATCCTTTTCTGTTGATGGGAAACTCACCCTCGGCGGTTCAGCCGAGGGCGAGCTCAAGTCCCTCGCCGATTAGTCGGCGATCATCGAGTCAAGGGCATCCTTGCTGTAGCGTGGCTCGTGCCCAAAATAGAGGGCGCTGCCGAGCTGGGCGTTCGTGCCGACGTCGGCGATCGAGACCTGGATGCAGTCGAAGCCGTTGGCGACGTCGAGATCCTCGGCCTTGATATCGATGACGATGATGGCGGCCTGTTCCGCCAAGTCCGAGTTCGTCCAGGTGCCCAACGTGGTGTTGAAGGTATCGTTGGACGCCGGGCTAGCCGATGTCGACTTCGTGAACTGGCCGACAGCCAGCAGGTTGGTGGCGGCTTGCTTCTTGCGGACCTCGGTGAAGGCGAGAGCCTTGGAGCTGGTGCCCGACACGTCGGTGGCCTGCTTGACGGCGATCGTCGGATCGTCGCCGGCGGTACCGACAGCCTTGAAGACGACGATCGCCATGCGACCGAATTCCTTCATGCTGACCCAGTCGCCGGCGTTCGCGGCGGTGTTCATCAGCACCGGCAGGAAGCCCTGCGCGATCTGGTTCTTCTCGCAGAAATGCTGGTTCATCGATTTGTTCCTTCGGAACGGCGGCCGTGGCGCGCCTTGTCAAAAGCAGGCAGGGGCGGGATTGCCCCTGCCAGGATCGGCTCCGCTGTTAGCGGGCCTGCAGCGCCACTGCCCAGGAGAGCTCGTTCGAGGAGCCATTCTGGCGGGTGATCGTGCTCGACCATGCGGGCTGACCGTTGACGCGGAAGATGAAGCGGAACGCGGTCAGCGCTTGGTCGAAGTAGAGGTGGATCGAGGTATCGGTCGTGATGCCGCCTGCTTTGGTCAGCGCCCAGTACTGCATGAGATCGCAGAGGATGATGTCGCCAAGATCGCCAAGGGCGGCGCAGGCCTCGACCGGTACAACGGGGCGACCCTTCAGGCGGCCATAGGGCGCATCGGCAACGCCTCCCGGAGGCATGTAGGCCGGGGTGCTCGACGCCGCGGTCGGGGTGAGGCCATTGCCGACGAAGGCCATGCCCTCCAACTGTGGTTCCACATCCTGGTTGATCAGCCAGATCGCGTTGCGCCGCCATCCCGCATACATGCGGGACCACATCTTGTTGATATTGGCGAACCAGACGGTATCCGCCGGCTGCGAAGTCTCCTTCGCCACCTGGACGACCGAGGCGCCCACGGCTGAATAGCCGGGGATGATGCCGAGCGGCTGGCCGACGCCGGTGCCGGCGATGATCGAGGTGTTGATCTTGGCAGTCATCTTTGACGGCGCCTTGACCATCAGCCAGGATTCGAGGCCGGGGGCATCATCAAGGAGCTCCTCGCTGATCGGAACGAGACCGAACAGCTTGGCGAGACGGAGGGTGCCCAGCTCGAGCGCCGGCTTGCCCGCCGCCGGCGCCTGTCCTTCTCCTTCCCAGTAAACCTGGATGCCGCCGGTAGACTGCCACGGTGTCGTCTCATCCTTCGGGATAGCCATGCCGTTCTTGCTCGTGACCAGCGGCGCGCAGCGGGTCAGGAGGTTCTCCTCGGCCTCGACCTTCTGCCAGATCTTTTCCGAGAATTCCGGCGGAACCAAGAAGCCGCCGTCGGCGCCGGTGCCTTCGTTGCCGTAGGTCGTTGCCGCGTTTCGCAGCTTGGTGACCTCGTCGTTTTCCTTGCGGCTGTAGTGCCCGCTCACCGCCATGGCGAAGGCACCGAGCGAGGCGAAGCCATGACGCTGGTTGTCCATGCGCGGTTGTGCTGGGACACGGCGACCCTGGCCGCCGTCACCATTGCCATTCTTATTCTGCGGTTCCGGGGTCGACTTGCGTCCCTGCCCCTGGGGAGACAGCGCCTTGCGAGCCGCGATCTGGCGATCGATCTTGGCGACCTCGGCGGCGTTCGCCTCGATCTTGTCGGTTTCCTCGTCGGTGAGGTCGATCTCAGCCTCGTCGGCGGCAGCAATGATCGCCTGCGAGTCCGCCATGAGATCTTCACGGCGCTCCTCGAGCGCGGCGACGGCGTCCATGCGAATCGGGCCGAAGACGGCTCCGCTCAGCAGCGCGCCGAGGGACGCACCATTCAGAAGCAAGCCGTTGCCGGCCCGCAGCACAACGTGCTTGGTCATAGAGTTCTCCAATCTTGGGAGGTTGGTGCGCTTGCCCAAGGCGCGGATGGGCTTACCGGACCGGCCCGGGATCTCTAACGCTTGGCGAGTGCGGCCAGCTTAGCCGCGGCGAGGTTGCGCCGCGGGCGATGCGCCACGGGCACGTTCTTGAACGGGGAGACGTCGCGCTTGCCGTCCCGAGCGGCGACAGCTGCAATCTTCAGGTTTCCGACCACCTTGTCGGCGAAACCGGCATCGACGGCTTCCTTGCCAGTCCACCAGGTCTCGGCATCCATCCACGTCTTAATTTTATCGGCGGGGACGCCGGTGCGGTCGACATACTTCTGCAGGATTGTCTGGTTGGTCGTGCGAAGCAGCGCGGCGCCACGCTCGAGGTCCTCGGCTTCGCCCCACGCCATCATCCTGGCGTTGTGGATCATGAACATCCCGCCTTCGCCAATGATGATCTCTTCGCCGGCCATCGCCAGGAATGACGCCGCGGAGCAAGCCCACCCGTCGATATGGGTCGTGATCTTGGCGGAATGAGCGACGAGGAGCGTGTACATCGCTTGGGCGTCCTGCACGGAACCGCCCTCACTATCGATATGGAGATCGATATCGCTGACGTTTCCGAGCGCCTTGAGGTCCTTGGCGAATTGCGATGCCGTGGCGCCATCACCAAACCAGTCGCCGCCGATGACACCATAGACGTAAATCTCTGCGCGTGTAGCGCCGCGTGCCACGATCTTCACAGTCGAGGCCGTGGCGGCGCGCGCATGCTTCATGATGACTTTGCTCATCTTCCCCTCAATCAAGCGTTATGAAGCGTCGCGTCACGCCGGAGTCGTCGGTGATCTCGATGATCCTGAGATGATCGAGATCGCCGGCGCCGACCGCGTATGTATCGCTGAACTGCAGCGTTGACCCATCTCGCCCCGCCGGTCCCGCGGCGCCTTCTGGACCGCGGTCGCCGCGGGCACCCTTCGGGCCGGCTGGACCAGCCTCGCCGACTGGGCCGCGTTCGCCAGCGGGGCCGCGTTCACCGGTTGGACCCTGCACCCCCTCGACGCCCTGAGGTCCTTGCTCGCCCTGCGGCCCCGGTTCGCCTGCGCGCCCTTCAGGCCCGCGCTCTCCTTGGGCACCAGGCTGGCCATCGCGGCCGTCACGCCCTGCAATACCCTGTTCCCCGGCGGGACCTCGCTCGCCCTGGATTCCGGCCGGGCCGGGGTCACCGCGCTCGCCGCGCGGGCCCTGCTCGCCGACGGCGCCGGTGGGACCCGGAGCACCTTCGTGGCCAGCGTCGCCCTGCGGGCCTTGCGGACCAATTTCACCTCGCAGCCCTGGCTCACCTTGCGGGCCGACATCGCCACGCTCGCCTTGCGGTCCGACGGGCCCTTGCTCACCGGCGGCACCTTGCGGACCAGCTTCGCCGCGTGGGCCGGCGGCGCCGGCTTCACCTTGAGGGCCTAGCTCGCCGCGCTCGCCACGTTCCCCTTGGGGACCGACTTCACCGCGATCGCCGCGCGGTCCCACCGCTCCAGCTGCACCATCGCGGCCAGCCGGCCCGGTTTCGCCGCGATCGCCCTGAAGACCGCGTTCCCCCTGCGGGCCGGCTTGCCCGGCGATACCATCACGGCCGTCGCGGCCGAGGGGGAGCTTCTCAAGCGCCACCACTCGCGTGGCAAGATCGCGGAGACCGCCCCAGACCTGCGCCCAAGGATTCGGCTTCTCTGGTTGCGCCGTTGGCGGGTTCGCTCGGTTCTCGATAACGCCGTTAGGCATGCTCGGTCTCCCGGCCCATGATCCGGTCGAAGTCGACCATGTTGGACTGCGCGTTCTGATCCGGCTCGATCGGCGGCCCGCCGGTGTGGCCGACACCGGGCGACGCTGGCTCTGGTGGGTTCGCGATCCGCTCGAGCGTCGTGTAGGTCGAATTCATCGTGTGGATGTCACCGTTGGGCCCGATCGTATTCTCGTCCTCGAGCTCCAGGATCCGGTTCGGCGAATAGGCGCCGGCTTCACGCATCAGCTTGTAGTATTCGCCGCGCGTCGCGGAGTCGCCGCGCATCAGCGCCCGCATGTTGATCTTGGTGTAGAGATTGCCGCGGTTCTGACCGAAGAGCTTGTAGTCGGCCTCATCCTCGAAACGCTTCACCCAGGGGGAGACGCTATCGACAACCACCTCGATGGCCTGCTGTTCGATGTTGGAGAACGTCGCCCGCAGCAGATGCATGACCTTGTGCGGGGGGACGCCAAACCACCGGCAGATCTCTTCGACGAGATACTGGTGTGTCTGCAGCAACTGGCTTTTCTCGGCGTCCAGGCCGATCGTCTTGATATCGGCTTCGTTGTCGAGAAACGCCGTCTTGTTTGAGTTCCGGGGCCCCTTGTAAAGCTGCTCGAACTCGGCGCGTTGCCGGCGAAGGCCCGCCGACTTCAAGGGCTTCTTGTTGATGACGACGGTCGCCGGGGTGGCGCCATTGCCGAAAAACGAGGCACCGAAGAGCTGCGCCGCCTTTGCCCAGCCAAGAGTTTCGGCGGCGTAGTGGATCACGTTGACGCCGACCGGGCCTTCGCCGAAGCCGCGGATATGGAACATCCGCTTCGCAGCGATCTTGACGCGGCCGCCGCCTGTGCCTTCCCCGTTGTTGACCTCGTAGAAGAGTTCGCCATCGGCGATCTCATCGCCGGAGCTGCTATAGCCGTCCTCGACGGCGCGGCAGACCTGCGTGCGTTCCGGATGTATCGGCCACATCGCGTACGGTCGATCGAGTTGGTCAGGTTCGATCTCGGCGTAGCCGTTGCCCCAGCGCAGCGCCCAGTGGGTAAGCGTCTCGCGGAATTGCATCGACGACCATTCCGCGCTCGGCCGCTTATAGAGCAGCCAGTCCACCGGATGGTTCTTCTGGATTTCGGCGCCGTTCTTCACCTGCTTCATGGCGCGCCAGGGCATCACGCCGACAGTCTGGGAGAGGTAGCGAAGACACGCCCATACCGTCGAGATTGTGACGGCGGTGTCCGGTGTGATCGCGACGCCGGCAAGCGTGCGCGGTCCATCGAAGACGCGATGGCGCCCAGGCCGGCGCGGCTCGCTGACCTCGCGCTGCGCGAAGAGCTCATTGATATAGATGCCGGTGCCCTTGATCCGGACACGTGGCACCGATGCGACGGCGTTCATGGGTTCAGTAAACTTCCTCGTCGGCGGTCAGGAACTTGCGCTCCCAACGCTCCCTCATCTCTTGCCAGCGTGGATGCTGGTGATCCGCAAGGATCTGCGGGTCGATATCGTCCGATTGCGGGTCTTCGGTGTCTGTTTCCTGCGAGGCGGCGCCTTCTTTCCCGTCCTCCATCGTGTCATAGACGGATCGGCCGGGCTGCGGGTTCAGCCCCATCAGGACCTTGGCATGCAATGCCGCCATCAGTGGATCGATCTTTGCAGATCCGGATTCCTGCTTGTCGATCGAGATCGCGTTACCGCGCGGCACCACCTTGGCGTTGGCGACGGCGAAGCGCATCAATGCGCCGCCGTTGTGCTTGATGACGCCGCCGGCGAGGTCCCGCTCGGTATCCTTGATGGCGCCGTTGAGCTTCCATCCCTGCGAGATGCCGACGATCCGATCCTTCTCGATAGGGCTGTCCTCGCCAGTCAGCGCCTTGGTGATTGCGGCGACGCCGAACGAATCGACGCCGATCGAGTTCTCCGAAGCGAGCTTGCCGGAGTCATCGACCTCGAAGACGATTTGCGCGAGCTGGTAGACATCCTCGCCGGGCAGCTTCACGAACGTGAGCTCCTTGGCGTCGGAAAGCTCCTCGAGCTTCGAGGCGATGTCGGTGCGACGCGATTTCACGATCTCGTGCGCCCAGGCGTGCGACCACAGCAATAGGTCGCCGCTCCATTCCTCTCGGCCGAGCACGGCGATACCGAGTAAGTCATCGAGGCCGCCGCCATCGATGCCGATGACGATGACTTCTGACCGCCGGATCACTTCCTGGAGCGTCAGGGATTGATCGACGTTCGATTTGCCGGTCTTAGGATTCTCCAGCCAGAATTCTGCACCGGCCCAGCTGCCCGATTTCAGCCCCAGCCCGGCCTCGATATTGAAGTGCTTCGAGACGAAGAGGCTCAGCGCCGCGGTGCCCTCGAGCTCCTTCTTGCGCAGCTCGGTGGTCAACCACTGCTTATCGACCGAATAACCGAGGCTTGGATTCGGGATGTGCCAGGTCTTCGGGTCGCGCCAGGCCTGTGCCTTGGCCATCTCATCCGGATATTCATAAATCAGAGGGAGCGACGTCGGATCGTCGATCTTTCCGTCGCGCACGGCGCGGTGATAGAGCAGCTTCGATGCGAAGACGCCGGTCGGTGGATCATCGCTCTGCGTCGTCGCATAGATCGTGAAGCCTTCGGGCCGTGAGGCCTGCGATCCGGTGACCTCCGATAACACGTTCGCCGACGACGCCTTCTTGCCGAAGAGCCAGAGCTCGTCGATGAAGGAGCAGATCGCCTTCTGGCCGCCGACGACATCGGCGTCAGCCGATTTGACCGCCAGCACACTATCGTCGAGCCGGTTGATGATCTCGCGGGTGGTATCGCTCGGCTTGAAGCGCTTGAAGAGCGCGTTGTCCTCGGTGATCATCCCGTGCGCGGGAAGAAAGCTGTTGTCGGCGACGTCCTTCGTCGGCGCCAGGATCAGGTATTCCCCCATGGCGCGCTGGTTCATGATCAGCGCGGTCACCATGATGCCGGCGGCGATCGTCGATTTCGCGTTTTTCTTGCTGATCAGGATGAGGAATTCGCGGATCAGCTGGCGTTTCGCCACGCTGTCATGGGCGCCGAAGACAACCCAGACGAGATCGAAGATCCATTGCGGGCAAACCTCGCCCAGCGTCGGCTTGCCGATGATGTCCTTCACCTTCAGCCGCTTGAAGATGCGCAGCGCCTTCTCGGCCCGCACCTGGTCGATCGGTAGACCGTCCGGGATCAGACTGCGGCCGGCGATGATACGCGCTTCCCAATCGAGGCACGCCGTCGACCAGCCTTGCATCAGTTCGGCTTCGTGCCCGGGATCGGATCGAGGTCGGCGCCCCACTCGGAGTTAGCACCTGCGTTGAAGGCGTCCTCACGCTGGACCTCCTTCTTGCCGCGCTTCGCCGCGCGCGCCGGTCCCGCAACAGAGGTCGGCGAGGCGCCATCCTTGTGCTGCGCGTCGAAGTCGGCCGCGGCGCCGGTGACCCTGGTCATCTCCTCGAGCCGCTTGATCAGCGTCGCATTGCCTTTCCGGGCACCGCGTTCCATCCAGGTCAGGATCTCACGGCGCTTCTTCGCGTACCCGTTCTTGAGCTCCTCATCGAAATGGAGCTCTAGCGTCGGGATAGAGCAACCGATCGCCCGGGAGACCGTTTCCTTGCTGTCGCCACAGGAGACCATGAGCTCGACGATGCGCCGCATCGCGGGCGTCGGCTTGAACGCCGGCCGACCGCGTCCGCGTTTGGGTGTCTTCATGCTGGCTTCGTCGACAACAACCGATTATTTTCGGGTTCCGGGCGCCACAATCCAGTTTTCCGGGGTGGCGAAAAAAATTTTGTGAACATGAGCCCCGGGCGGTTCCGACCCCCAGTTCGCCCAGAGATTGAGACCTCCCCCCTACCATCGAGCCATGCGTGCAGCCCTGGCGGCGACCGTCTTGAGGGTGTGGTGCCTCCCGCAGAGGCATTGACCGTTGTCGACATCGAGGGGAGCGCCGCCATCCTTTCGCTCCTTGATGTGGTCGGCGAAGAGACGAGATGGAAATGAAACGGCGCAACGACGATCATTATCGATGGCCTCGCACCGATAGCCGGCGCGCTGCAGGACACGCTCACGCCATGCTCGGTGCTCGGCGGTGAGCAGTTCGGGATCCGCTTTCTTCTCGATCGGGCGAGCGGTGCGGAGGTCGACGGTGCGGAGACCTGGCCTTATCTGCTTTGCCAATTGATCTCCCCGACATGAGCGAGCTTCAGCTCGCGCTTCATGTTCGTCGACGGACTCTTCGATTCAGCGCCAACCTTAGAATCGTAGAGCACTACGAAGGCGGCTGCGCGCTGACGCGCTCGCCTTCATGACTGCGCTTTTCAGAACTTGGCGTCTACGCGAGAGGGGGAAGACGCGAAGAAAACACGAATTCTGCGTCTGAACGCAAGAACTATTTTTGTGTGACATCGGGATGTCACGCTGTTGTCCCACCGGATGTCACGCTGGTGACGGAAAGGCAAGGCTTTGCGGGGTGCCACCGCGAAGCGGATGTCACGCTCGGTGTCACGCCTTACGAGCGATTTTGCTTGACGGGTTCGGCGCTCACGTTGATTCGGCGGGACGGGCTCGACCACTCGCTACCCACCCGGGCTAGGTCTCAGCTCATCGGTTCGATCGTGGCGTCAATAGCCTTGCGGCCTCTTCCACTCCCGCATCGGCCTACTCGTCACCGGCCAAAGCCTTGTCCGTCGGCCGTCCCTAGCTCCCTTGCGGGAGTATTCTATGCTCGCCTGCGCTGCGCCCGCTTCATCGCCGCCTTCTTCAGGCGCTTCTCCAGCGCCTTGATCTCGGCTGGTGTGGGAAACCTCGGTTTCGCCCCAGGCTCCAGGAAGTAGTTGGCATGCTTCGGGAACATTACCGTTTTCGGTGCGTTTTCTGGCGTGATTTCGGACACAACGTCAACGTCATGGTCTAACCACGCGATTTTGTGTTGGTTTAAGCGATCGGCAATGGCTTGGCAGATCGCCGTTATGGCGCGACGAAGCGTCCGGGAATTGATGCCTTCGCGGGAAGCGAAGTCGTTCAAGAATTTCCCCTTTTTGGTCTTCTGCCAAGCCCAGGCGTAGAGAAGCTTGCGTTCCGATTCAGCGGGATGATCGTTGATCCAGCCCCAGGTCGTCATCATGCGGGACAACGCGCCTGGTGAGGCTCGCCGGCGATATCGCGCCTCGTTGTAGGCATAGGATTCCTGCGGATCTTGCGGGAATGCCGGCCACGCCGAGCCACCGCCGATGAAGTGGTTCGGGCATAACATGAGGGTTTCCGAAGCTTCGAGCACCCTATTCTCGACGGCTTTCGCCGTCCACCATGCCTCTGTCGATACCGTCACGCCGCGGTCCCCCGATCGCTTGCAATTCTATCATGGTCGCGCAGCCGGAGCGCAATCATAACGCGCATCACATGGGCGAGGGGCATGTGGACGCCAAGCTGACGGGCGTCGCGCCGGATCTCGGCGAGGCTTATGGCGTCGAACTCGTCGAACAAGCGGCCGCCGCGCGCCTCAATCGTGGGATTCTCCAGGATGGATGATACCGCCTGGATGGTCTCGCTGTAGAGCTCCGTGGCGTTGTCCCGGGTTTCGACAATGATGCGCAGGGTCAGCGCGAGATGGGCCTCACCATGGCGTTGCCCGATCTTCTTCAGCGTCTTTTTCGCGAAGCATTCACGCGGACGACGATGCAGAGGACGGTGATCGGCAGGCTTCAATAGACGGATGCCGCATTGCTCCGCGACGTCGAAGATATCGCAGCGGTGCTTCATCGGCCGCCGCCATCGAACTGGGAGAACACACGGTCGCGCTCCTCATCGGTGGCGCGGTTGCGGTCGGTCCGGAACGTCTTCGCCGAGGCGCGCAGCGCGTCACCGGCGGGCACCAACGTCGCTTTCCCGGCGGCGATGGCAGCATAGGCGGTTTCGAAGCGGCGCGGCTTCCCGTCGGGTCCATCGAGGATGGTGTCGACTTTCCCAGCTTGCCTGAAGACGGCGAGGTAATGATCGGCAAAAGGCAGCGCCTCGACGCGGATCTCGTCGGTCATACGACCTCCAAAAGCGTGACATCGGGCGTGACAGATTGCGTGACATCGCGTGACATCGCGTATGTCACGCTCGCGCGCGATGGGTTACCAGCATCTTGCGCAACACGTTTCTCAGTAAGGCTTTGCGTTATGTAAGCCGTTCGCGCGCAGCGTGACATGAAGCGTGACATCGGCATCACAGCTGCACTCCGTCTTCGAGTGCTTCAGCCATGCCGGGCGAGATCTCTTCTGGTGGTGGAGTGTATTCCGGGCTCGCCGTCGACTTGAAGCCCGGTATAGGCTTCCCGGTGAGCCAGACGTAGGGTTCGGCGCGACCGATCCAGCGTGCCGCCATGAAGCGTTCGCCGGCGCGCTTCAGCGCCTGGCGGAGCGCGGCCTGCTTCGTCTTGGGATCATCGCCTTCGATCATGCTGATGGAGGCGAACTCGTTGCGCCAGTGCCCCATGCGCACGACGGTCTTGATGCTGCGCGGCAGCTTGAGGACATCCGGCGGTTGCTCCCCATGGGCCTCCAGAGCCCTGATGAGCGCCTGGACCGCGACGGCCTGCTGATCGGTCAGCCGCTTGTCGTCGCGCTCCTCCGGTGCTTTCCCACCTGGTGCCGCACAAACAACGCTGGTGAGCAGCTCGCCCGTTGGTCGCTTCCCCAGCACGACCTGCTTCAGGATGAAATCCCAGCCGTGACCTCGCTCGCCATCCTTGTTCTTCTGAACCGTAGCGCGGTGGATCTGCCGGATCAGCTGGGTGCCATCATCTCGGTTTGTGATGTCGAGCCGTTGCGTGATCTCGAGCTCGATCGCGTTGTCGACGTTGGCGAACAACGAGGAGTGGCCACGCGGGTTATTCCCGTTCCTCGGCTTGTGGTGGACCATCAGGACGGCGGTTTTGCATTCATCCCGGATGCGCTCAAGGTTGTTCAACACCACCGACATGTCCGTCGATGCGTTCTCGTTGGCACCTGGTGTGGCGGTCGCCAGCGTATCGATGACGACGAGCTCGAGCGGCGACGAGAAGGTATCAGCCCAGGCGTTGATTTCGGCGATCAGCGCGTCGGTGCCGCGCGAGGTCTCCACATCTTCTGGATCACCGGACTTCGCGAAGAGATCGACGCGTGCCGGCAACAGGATGAAGTCGGGGTTCTCATCCTTGTCCATGTAGGTCTGCCGGTAGGCGCGGATGCGTTTTTTGACACCGATGCCACCTTCGCCGGCCTGGTAGATGACGCCGCCACGCCTGACGGCACGACCGTTGAAATCGACTCCACGACACACCGCCATACCGAGATCGATGGCTTCGAAGCTTTTCCCGGATCCGGATTCGCCGTAGATCACGGCGACCTCATGCCGGGTGAGGATCTCGAAGATGAGATATTCGTGCTCCTGCCCGGGCTCATCGAGATGCGCGAACGGCACCGCGTTGAAGCGGGATTTCGGGAACTCCTTCGTCCAGGGTTTCGAATGTGTATCGACGATGTCGTAGAGGGTGGCGACATCGGCACCGGATTGAGCCCAATCCCAGATGTCACCCTTGTTCGGCGCCTCCGGCCAGAACGCCCGGATGTCGAGGATCCTGACCGAGGCCGACCGCGGCCGCAGCTGGGAACCGACCAACTGCATGTGGACGCGGCCGACGTCGTCGTTATCGGGGATCATGACGATGTGAGCGCCGGCGAGGATATCGTTGTAGTGCGGAGCCCATTTCTTCGAACCGCCGGCGTTGCAGGTCGCCGCGATGCCGACGGCCCAGAGCGCATCGGCCTTCTTTTCGCCTTCCACGATGTGGATGGCCTGGCCCATGGCGATCGCCTCGAGGACCTCGGGCAGTCTGTAGAGGGGGAGCTCGTCGACGCCGGCGAAGTGGCGACGTTCCGTCATCTTCCATTTTTCGAAGTTCGCCGCGGAATAGCGCGTCCAGTTCTGGCCTTTCCCCTTCCGCATGTAGTCGTCGTCGATCAGACCGTTGATCCAGACCCCGGCTTCATCCTCGAAGCGGCGGCGTTGGATGAAGGTCTTCTCGATCTTGCCGTACTTGTTCAGCTTCCAGGAGCCGTCGGGCAACCTGGTCTGGATCCTGGCAACCTGGAAGACCGGGTTGCCGTCGGCGTCGA